AGTTAGTGGATTCATAAGAAATGGAGTGTTGGGCAAACCCTGCGGCATCCCTTCCGAGTTGGCTGATGTGGTTATCAGAGTATTTGACACTTGCGGACGTTACGGCATCGACCTGGAACGGATTATCGAAGAAAAGATGGAATACAACGCAACACGTCCCCAACGTCACGGCGGGAAGGTCCTGTAACCCATTAACCCCCAAAGGAGCGAACGCAATGAACGACCCAATTAGAACCAGTATCGAAAATCCTCCATTTCTTTTTTGTGGGATTGTAGATATTGAAAATGAGGAAAACACCTTTGTAAGCCTATTTCAAGATTCACATGGCCGGAAATTCTTCATAACAACAGAGCGTAATTATGTATACGTTGAGGATGTTTCCGAGGGGATTGTTAAACGAATTTAATGCATATTACGAACGGACTATGTTTCATACCCCATATAAGGAGAGATAACAATGTTCAAATTAGTGCCAACAAATCAAGTTCTCGTGGAAGTGTCTATAAAACAACCTTATTTATACGATTTGGATCCAGAAACTGCACGAAGAAAAGGTTGCGTAATGGAGGATCAAATCCACCGTCATGTAGATGATTGGGAAGATACTAGCGTCAAACAAAAATACGTTTACCGAGATTCAAACGGGGTGGAACATGAAACTTTATATGACGCTCTTGAATATTGGTTTGATGAAGATGGGGCCCTGGAAGGATATGAAATCAGGTATGAGCGGCCACAGGATAACGGAGTTGGCTCCAGAACAAAGCTTTCAAGCTTCAAAGAAGTAATCGAAGAAGCGTGGAATAATCCGAACAAGTTCGAAATTGTCAGCGGTCCGAAGTTAACCGCGGCACAGTACAAATTTTTAAACAAAGTACTTGGGGCTGCAAAGGAGAGATAACAATGAGCGAACAGAACAAGATAGACGAGATAAAAGAAGCGCTGGCGGCAGCAACTCCGGGACTATGGCATGTGCAACCCGGAGAATATTACGATGCTGTTTACTCTTCGCAGGAAACAAAGTTGACTGTTGTAATCAATAGAGCAATGCCACCAGATGCCCGTTTCATCGCCAAAGCCCCTGAATACATCACATACCTATTACAAGAGATCGAACGCAAGGATGAAGCGACACGCAAAGCAATCACCATATGGGAAACGGCGACACCAGAAGATGACTTTGACGATATCATGCATGCGGTAATAGACGAATTGAAAGATTCTTTAGCCCTATAAACCCAAGGAGGGATAAGACGGAATGACCACGGCACAGGAAATCATAGTAGACAACTTCGCGGGCGGTGGCGGAGCCAGTACGGGAATTGAAATGGCGATAGGTCGCAGCGTGGATATAGCAATCAACCATGATCCAGCGGCTATAGCAATGCACAGAGCAAACCATCCAGATACAGAACACTATTGTGAAAATGTATGGGAGGTTGACCCGAGAGAAGCTGCTGCCGGACGTCCTGTAGGGCTAGCGTGGTTCTCACCGGACTGTAAGCATTTTTCCAAAGCAAAAGGTGGAAAGCCGGTAAACAAAAACATTCGCGGCCTTGCATGGGTCGCCATTCGGTGGGCGGCAACCGTGAAGCCAAGAGTAATCATGCTGGAAAACGTTGAGGAATTTAAGACCTGGGGGCCTGTCATAGATGGTCAGCCGGATCCCAAACAAAAAGGCAGGACATTCAACTCATTTGTAAATGCTCTCGAGCGGCAAGGTTATAAGGTGGACTGGAAAGAACTTCGAGCGTGTGATTACGGAGCACCAACGATTCGCAAAAGGTTCTTCTTGATTGCGCGGCGTGATGGAAGACCCATTACATGGCCCAAGCCGACACACGGCGATCCAAACAGCGAAGAAGTGATATCCGGACGGATTAAACCCTGGCGAACAGCCGGTGAAATTATTGATTGGTCAGTCCAATGTCCGAGCATATTCGATAGACAAAGGCCATTGGCAGAAAACACGATGCGTCGAATTGCAAGAGGCATTCAAAAATTCGTAATTGATAGCCCTGATCCATACATTGTTCCGGGAGGCATAGGGTTTCTTGCAAAGCACTACGGAGGCAACTATACAGGAGCTGGCAGCTCGTTAAATGACCCATTGCACACGGTGACGGTTACCGATCATAACGCACTTGTAACGGCGTTTCTGTCACAATACTACACTGAAACGGCACCACACGAAACCAGAGGGCAGACGCTGGACACTCCGATCATGACGATACCTACAGCCAACAGATACGCACTTGTCACAAGCCACTTACTCAAATTAAAAGGCCAAGAGTACGGAGCAAGTCTGAATAAACCACTTCACACGGTCACAGCCGGAGGAAATAACTTCGGTGAGGTTAGAGCGTTCCTAATGAAATACTACGGTAACGAGGAAAACGGACAGAGGTTAAACGAACCACTTCACACAATCACAACAAAAGACAGGTTCGGATTGGTGACAGTCCACGGAATTGATTATCAGATTGTTGATATTGGAATGCGAATGCTCGAGCCACACGAACTATTTGCAGGTCAGGGATTCCCTTCAAACTACATTATTGATGTGGATGCAGACGGAAAACGGTATTCAAAAAGTGCTCAAGTAGCACGATGCGGAAATGCGGTACCTCCACCATTCGCAAAAGCTTTGGTAGGAGCAAATCTTCCTGAATTGTGCGTTGGATCTGGTCGGAGATTGGCAATTGAAAGATACCGTCAGGCAGAAGGTCAGCTGCAGTTCTCTATTTAACCCATGGGAGGTCGATCCTCCCCCACAAACCAAAGGAGGAAATACGATGAATATGGTCCCTGTTATGGTATTGAGAAATAAGACGAATCCCGAAAGGTATCTGGCATTGAATATGGATGTTGGTGATTGGGAAGACGAAAATTGTGACATCACACTAAAGGATATTCAGAATGCTTACATGATCATTCGCAACGATCATGCCCCACCTACGATGGAGGATTTCGAGGGACATAAAGAGTTTCATGCCGAATGGAAACAAGCGCTAATCAAGAAGTTTGGACCTAATCCTTTTATATCGCTGGACTTTGAAGCCGTATGCGAGCATTACGAGCCGGTCAATATTGAAATCACACAGGAACAGTTTGAATATGCAAAAGAGCTGATGGAGGAATAAAGAAACTTATTGGCCGAAGGCCTCCGATTCGACCGCAATACCCAGGCGAAGCCGGGGGCCGCAAAAAGCCTTTATCCATCCCCTTTAGAGAGGAAGAAGAGAAGATATGAAACGTGAAATCAAATTCAGAGGTAAGCGAATAGATAACGGTGAGTGGGTGTATGGCAGCTATACTCATTGCCGCGATGTCGAAGGAAACTCAAGCATAATACCTTTCCGAGCTAATTATCATGTTCCTGTCGATCCCGAAACAGTAGGTCAAGTATTTGATTTTGGTGACAAGGATGATAACGAACTTTATCCAGGAGACATCATAAAGACTGTTCATACGCGCGCTTCTGAAAATGCTCCAACTGACGATCCATTCAGCGATACAGCGACCGGATATGAAGAATATGAAAAAGTCGGATTAATTGAATATCACAGAGGGTACACTTTCGGACCTCGTTTGAGATGGAAAAAGGGACATATGATGATTCCGAACACTTCCACACTATGGAGAATGAAGGCTGTGAGGATCGGCAACCGCTGGGACAATCCCGATCTATTGGAGGGTGAGAAGATATGAGAGAGATAAAATTCAGAGCGTGGAATGGAAAAGAAATGTTTAATGTCGACGTATTAGCTATTTCACCTTGTACATGGGATTGTCTAGACTACCAAAAAAGAGGCGTCAGTTTAGCTTATCAACCACACATCGAAGTGATGCAATATACCGGAATGAAAGATCGCAATGGCAATGAGGTTTACGAAGGGGATATTCTGAAAGATCATTCAGGAGTTGGGGAAGTCGAGTGGGTACAGGAACACTGTGCATTCAGGGTATTCGTAAAAGACCCGGATTTTGGAAATATGTATATGGTTTTGGAGTCGGACGGTCAGATGAAAAACACGGAAGTCATCGGCAACATTTACGAACATCGTCATCTATTGGAGGGTGGATATGAATAACCAAGTAAAGCTAATAGACGGGAATAAGATACTTAACAATTTGATGGAGTACATTGACACGTTTAATGACGATCTAGAGTTTGCGATTAAAGAAGGGGAAGAAGATTGGGCTGACGAGATATCAAATAAGATAGAACTCCTTCAAGTGTTTGTCGATGGGATTATGTCTGGAGCATATAAACCCGACACCCCACCAGTACCCACCATTAAGCCGGGAGATAAGGTGCGACACACGAAATATGGATATGGCGATGTGAAGAAAATCAGTGCATGGGTATGGTTCTTTGATGGCCCTGAGTATAAAGCGATAACCCCTGATGATTTGGAGGTAGTGGAATGAGTAGAGACTGGCAAAAGGATATGGAACTGCTCAATCAGTGCGGAGACAGCTACATGCCTTACAAAGAAACGGAGTTCTCAGCGATGTTGCCTTACTGGCTCCAACAATACGCAGCAGAGAAAGAACGGGCAGATAAGCTTGAAATGAGTTTAGAAGCTACTGAAGGATTGACGAGAGCAGAAACGAAGCGTGCAGACGGTTGGCGTGAACACGTACGTAAATTGAATATTTGGCTGGAGTACGCAGAAGCCCGTGAACAGAAGCTAAGGGAAGCGATAGAAGAAGCGTTGAGAGATGCAACCAAATGGGAGAATCCGTACGAGGGATACAACGACCTTCAGAAACTGTTGGATTCCCTTTACCAAAAGGAGGGAGAAACAAAGTGAACGATCAACAGCAATTAGAATACATCAAAACAGAGTTTAGCAAGAGCCTGAAAAATGGATTGTTAAACCTTCATATTTGTTGGCTCATAGATCAGGCTGAGAAGCTGCAGAAAATAGAATCATTGATTCCTTGGAAGAAGTATGATCCGACAGACAGGAGCATCGAAAGCCATATACCTCATCTTGTAACGGATGGAAAGCAAGCCGTGATTGCAGTACACGCAAAGCGGTTAGACGGCGATGGGTACGGATGGCATAGACAGGGAGGATATTCAGTGAACGGTGTTACGCACTGGTCACCCATCAACCTTCCAGGGGAGGAAACAACGGATGACATACAAACAAATCAAAGTTAGAGCGATTGAAGAATTTGAAGTGTATAACCATGATCAATCCATATTGTTAAATAAAGTTTATGAAGACGAAGAATTTGTAGCGACGTTTGATGAGGAAAGTGGCGAATATTATTCTAATGATTCAGGAGGAAGAACGGTTTATATAGGAACCTTCAACATAGGTGGACACCTTGAATTGGATGAATCATTTGTACTGATAGGTCCAGGGGAGGAAACAAAAGAATGAATAACGCCATATATACAAAAGCCGGAGAGTTACGAAAGAATCCACCACCAAGATACGTTATTCGCGGAAATGGTAAGCCGGTACCGGACAGACGATTACAGAAGATCAACCTTTCAGGCATTGGTTTTCTGATGGGGCCTAACGGCGAACAACTGGATGAAAATCCGGACTATATAGAGTGGATGCGGCTTAAAAGAGAACATGATTCATGGATCGCGGCAAATAGAATTTAGCCGGTCAAGGAGGAATAACAGTGACACCTAACACTGTAACAGCAGAATCATATTGGGTATGGACCAAGAAAGCACAGGATCAAAATCCACAATTCAATCGTGCTGGTGAACCTATATGGCCTCATTACAAGCATGAAGCTCCTGAAGATTGGCTTGAGCGTGGATTGATATGCGACTCCACTAAGTTCGTGAAAGAAGGACAAACAACCATATTTGATTTTATAGAGGGGTGAAAACGGTGAAAGACCTATTAAAACAATACCGGGAAATACGGTCCCAACTTATGGGATATAAAATCAACGCTCCCGATGAAGAAAAGGAATTGATCAGCGGAATGATCTCTGATTTACAGTATGCTATAGACTGGATGAATCGAGGGCATCAACCCGACCCAAGACGAGGTATAAACAGACGTTCCAGAGGTCAACGAACAATTCCTGTAGATCCACTTAAGATACAGTCATACGCCCAACCAGCAGCTTGTGGAAGCCCGACAACATTGAGTGAGTATGAAAGGTACCAAATTGAAGATGCGCTGTCTACACTAAGCGTGAGAGAGCGTGAATGCTATATCATGAAATACGGTAAATGTTACTCTATTGGAGATATAGCGAATATTTTGAATGTGAAAAGAGGCACAATCCAAGATTACTTAAAGAAAGCTGAAGAAAAAGTAAAAAACAACATAGAAAATAGTCTTTTCTTGGTCGGATAAGTGAAAAGGGCAAAATAACCCTTACACTTGCCACCTATAAGTATACGGGTGAAGGGATATCGAGATAACTATACGGCACGGTCTCGGTATCCCTAAATTTTTGGTGGATGGCTCTATACGGCACACTCCGCACTCTACTAACGCAGGAGTGAACACCGGTTATGCTGTGTAGCGCTTCACATATAGCCAAGAGGGGATAAAACAGATCGGGCCTAACCATTAGGACCAGGGTGAGGAAAACGGGAATGTCACAAGACTGCGAAAGCTCTCAAAGGACAAGTCCCACACCTGGGAGGAAAGGATCTGCCCTGAGGCACTAAGCCTATCTGCCGAGTTGCAGAAAAGGAATCCGGTGGGCGTAATGCGCTTGCTGGTTTTTTAGAACAACTACCTTAACATATCGAATACTCTACTCTTGATATTCTTTACCGTAACCAGAGAAAGTGTCGATAATTGAAGGAATAATCTCCCAAATGTCGAATGATGTACATTGGGGGAGGTGATATATATGTCGACTATCGGACAAGAGGAAGAAGATTTGGTAAAAAAGGCAATGGATGATTGGAAACAAGAATTAAGACAGGGTATAGACGAGTTGAGAAAATCCATTTCCAAAAGTGAATTGAATCTCGAAATAATGAGAGCTAAACAAAACGTGTTGGAAGCTGCTTCGAGAAGGATTCAAGATCCTGATCAAAGAAGAAGGTTCTATGAAACAAACGCGAGAGATCTGGACAAAGAAATTGAAGTAGAAGAAAGTGTGTTGGAAGGCTTTCGAACCAATCTCAGAGTTAAGACTAGTCATGCGCGTTTAATAATTGAGTATATTGATATGCAGTAACAAACATCAGCGCCCTATTCAATAGGGGCGCTTTTTTATTATATGAAAGGAGTGAAATCATGGCAGGGACAATGATTAACACACAAGACGGTAAACCGGTAAGTGAACAAAATGCGTTTCCAGTAAGAGTTGTTGGAGGAATGACACCAGAACCGGGAAGCATCACAACCGATATGATAGCTGATGGGGCGGTAACAGACGAAAAGCTTGCAAAACCAAAGATCGACAAGCCAGCAGTACTGGAGCCTCAAAAGGTTATCGGTACAACGCTTGAGTCAAAGGAACTCGGCCTTGTAAACTATTCGCAAGATGCCGTACCAGACTCGTTAGCGATGCGTCAGTTTACAGGACAAATCACCACAGCAGATCCAGTAGCCGACTCAGATGCCGCAACTAAGAAATACGTTGATGACCTTACAATTACTTCTGACAAGATCACCGATGCCTCCGCAGTAGGTAAGAGCGTTATGAAAGCAGCCGATGCTGCCGCAGCACGTACCGCTATAGGGGCTGGAACATCTAACCAGAACCTAACGGCTATGACCGCTGCTGAAGCAACAGCAGGAACTGCAACCACTATTAGAGGAATAACAGCGCAAGTGTTAGCATCGGGTGCTAAGGATGCAATCAAGAACAAAACGCAGGTCGCCGCTCTAACGGCAATTGCAGACCCAACTAATACTACACTTGAAGCAGTCGCGACACTGTTAAACGAGGTTATAGCAGCGTTTAAAGCTTAGATAAACATTATGAGCAAATGGGGTGGTGATGTATGTGAGCCTAACAGAGAATCAAAAGAGATTTGCTGATTACTATATTGAGACGGGTAATGCCACGCAGAGCTATTTAAAAGCAGGTTACAAGGCAAAAGGGAATTCGGCTGAAGTAAATGCTTCAAGACTGCTAAGCAAAGCTAAGGTTAAAGCCTACATCGATGAAATGATAAGTTCCAAGGATCAGGAGCGCATTGCAAAACAAGATGAAATACTTGAGTTTCTAACAAACATAATGCGTGGAGAAGTAAAAGAACAGTTCCCCCTTGGTCTAGGGATGGGTGAACAACAACTCGTTAAAAAGGAATTGGACGGCAAGGACCGTATCAAAGCCGCTGAGCTGCTTGGTAAACGATATGCCATGTGGACGGATAAACAGCAGTTTGATGGTGTTGTAGGCGTTCAGATCGTGGATGACATCGGTGGTGTAGAAGATGACCCAAATCAAGATATCTGATCTTATCACACCTCATTTTCATAGTTTTTGGAGAACTTCTAATTCACGCCGCTATTTAAAGCACGTTCTAAAGGGTGGTCGTGGTTCGGCAAAATCAACACACATTGCATTGAAGATCATCAAGGATATGATGAAATACCCTGTCACGGCACTATGTATCCGTAAAGTAGCCAGAACGCTTGAAGAGAGCGTTTTTGAGCAGCTTAAAGAAGCCATAGAGATGTTAGGGGTATCGCGATACTGGAAGGTCATGAAATCGCCCTTGCAGCTCATCTATGTACCTCGTGGGAATCGGATTATATTCCGTGGTGCTGATGATCCAATGAAGATCAAATCCATCAAGGTATCTAAATACCCCATAGCGATCATGTGGATTGAAGAACTTGCCGAATTCAAAACTGAAGAAGAAGTATCGACCATTGAAAACTCAGTGCTACGCGCTGAATTACCGGATGGTCTTTTTTATTCCTTTTTTTACTCTTACAACCCACCTAAACGAAAACAAAGTTGGGTCAATAAGAAATACGAATCACAATTTATACCGCCTAATACGTACGTTCACCATTCGACTTACCTTGAGAATCCCTTTATATCTAAGGCTTTCATAGAAGAGGCTGAACACATCAAGACGACAAAGAAAATGAAATACGATTGGGAATATCTCGGTAAGGCAATCGGTTCTGGCGTGGTTCCGTTTGATAATCTGAATTTTAGACGGATTACAGATGATGAAATCAAATCATTTGACAACATCAGGCAAGGGATAGACTGGGGTTATGGAACAGACCCGTTCTCTTTTGGTCGCTGGCACTATGACAAAACAAGACGGATTTTATACGCCATGGATGAGTTGTACGGAGTTAAGATCCATAACAGGGAAGCTGCTGAATGGATTAAGAACAAGGGGTACCACTCAGATATGACAATTGCAGATAGCGCAGAGCCTAAGAGTATTGACGAAATGAAACTGTTAGGGGTCCGCATCAAGGGTGCTAAGAAGGGGCCTGGTTCTGTGGAATACGGTGAGAAATGGCTTGATGACTTAGAAGAAATCGTCATTGACCCTCAAAGGACTCCAAATACCGCAAGAGAGTTTGAAAACATCGACTATCAGACGGACGCAGACGGCAATCCTAAGGCAAAATTAGATGACAAGGACAATCACACCATAGATGAATGTAGATACGCTATGGAGGGCGATATGAAGCGTCCAACATTCTCATTTGACTAGAAAGGAGGAGAAGATTTGTTTTTCGATCAATCACCAGAGGTTGCAGATATATATGCCGACTTGGCTTTCAATGCTGGTATGGCAATGGGTACTGATAAAATCGTAATGCAGGAAGTCAAAGGATGGCTATCGTCCTATGAACGTGCTTGGATGGTAATTGGGGAGCGCTATTATAAAGCTGATCCCGATATATTGAAGCGCAAACGGTGGGCCATCGGTGAGAATGGAGAAGTAATCGAACTTAAAAACGCTCCTAATAACCGGCTTGTCAACAACTTTGCTAAAAAGCTTGTTGATCAGAAAGTCGGTTATTTGTTGTCTAAGCCTATGGCGATTCAAACAGATATTGAACAGTACCAAAATGTCCTTTCCGATGAGTTCTTCAATGAAAACTTTCAGCGCATGATTCAAAACCTGGGTAAAGAGGCAATAAACAAGGGTCGTGCTTGGTTACATGTCTATTATGACGAACAAGGACAATTCAAGATGAAGCGCATTCCGTCACAGCAAATAATCCCACTATGGAAAGATACAGACCATACGGAATTAGATGCTGTTATTCGTGTGTATTGGTTCGTCACCTATTCAGGAGAGCAAAAGAAAGAAGTTGCTCGGGTTGAGTATTGGGATAGCACGGGGATATACCGGTTCGTTTATGAAGATGATGTATTCCTGCCTGACATTGAATTCGGTGCTTACAGTACCCACTTTGTTGTAATGAATCCAGATGACGGTACGGAAATGAAGTTTAATTGGACTAAACCACCGTTCATTTGCTTCAAATACAACGAGGAAGAACAGCCGTTACTGAAGCAGCTCAAAACGCTGATTGACGATTACGACCGTCAGAAGTCCGACAATGCTAATGCCCTTGAAGAATCGCCATCAGACGGAATCATCATCCTCAAAAACTATGATGGTACTGACCTAGGTGAGTTTAGGCGTAATCTGGTGACCTACAAGGCCGTTAAAGTCTCTGAAGATGGTGGGGTTGACACTATCAATACAGAGATCCAGACGGAGGCATTCAAGGTCCATCTGGAGCAGAACCGAAAAGACATATTCACCTTTGGTGGTGGAGTGGATACCCAAAACGAGGACTTTGGTGGTGATAAATCGGGGGTTGCAATGAAATTCCTGTATGCCGACCTGGACAATGACTGTAATATCATCGAGACAGAATTTCAGTGGTCACTTGGGCAGCTCCTTTGGTTTATAGATGTCCACCTAGCTAACAGTGGTCTTGGTGATTTCTCAAACGAGAAAGTAACCTTCATATTTAACCGTGACATCATTATCAACGAAACTGAAGTCATTGAGAACGCACAGAAAAGCGTTGGTATTATCTCTGATGAAACAATTCGTGCTAATCATCCATGGGTTAACAATCCCCGAGAGGAAGAAGAACGCATGGAGGCACAAAAGGAAAAAGAATTGAATGACATGGACCCTTATCAGGGATTGAACTCAGATGAAACGGAAGTAATAGAAGAGGTTGAACCCTTATGAAGTCTCAAGAGTACTGGATTAAACGATCAGAACAAATAGCCCTAGCGCAGCACCGAAAGGCTGACAAGTACGCAGAGAGGCGCTTGAAGGGTGAATATGATCGGGCGATGGCTGCTCTTGAAAAAGAAATTGACGTATTTTACTCCCGGTTCGCCGTTAACAACGATATAAGTTATAACGATGCCCAAAGGATCCTAGACGGCAATGAGTTGAAAGATTTCAAAATGGGTGTTGAAAAGTTTATTGAGTTGGCGAAAGACAATCCAGATGGGCGATGGACCCGCATCCTAAACAACGCATCCTACAAGGTGCGTATTTCGCGTTTACAGGCGCTTAAGATTCAGATGGAAGCTGTCGTTCAAAACCTGAGTATGACCGAAAATGCGGCGTTCTCAGAGATTCTGGGAGACATATACACAGACAGTTACTACAAAACCATATTCGAACTACAGAAGGGCATAGGTTTAGGTGCTTCATTTTCGAAGATAGATATGGACACGTTGGAAACGGTATTAAAAAGACCGTGGGAAGGTGCTAACTTCTCACAACGTATATGGGGTGATAACAATAAGCTCACCCAGCAGCTTGTGACCGAGTTTAGCCAAGCTCTAATAAGGGGAGAAGGTGCGCGGAACTCGGCAAAAATACTCTCTAAGAGGATGGGAGTAGGCTATCGATCCGCTGTCAGGTTGATCCGAACAGAAGCAAGCTTCATACAAAACGAAGCATCCTATGAGGGATACAAGCAGAGCGGTGTTGTTAAGAAATACGAATTTCTTGCAACATTGGATGGAAAGACAAGCGAAACATGCCGGGGGATGGATGGAAAAGTCTTCACCTTAGCCGAAAAAGAAGTCGGCATAACATGGCCTCCATTGCATGCAAATTGCCGTTCAACTACCGTACCGTATTTTGACGATGAAATAGATCCGGGTGAACGTGTTGCTACTGATGCTGAAGGGAAGACATACACAATCCCGGGAGATATGAATTATCAGCAGTGGTATGACAAATACGTAGGAGGTAAACAAGATGTCAGTTAAAAACTATGAGAAGCGTATTCCAGTACAGGCTATTCAGTTCCAGGGAATGGATACGGCGCACATTCAGGAGATCATCGGCTTTGTAGGGATGCCAGTTTCACTAGACTTTGGAGTTGATGGTATAAAACTGAGGGTTATCAGAGGTGCTTTTGATGTGTTGGTTATCTATGTGGGAGACTACATTGTCAAGGAAGAAACAGGTAACCTTAAGCGAATTGATAAAGTGAGTTTTGAAGCTGAGTATAACGAAGTAGTAACCACATAATGCAGGGCTGTGAATGAGACTTTCGCAGCCCTTTTATATTGCCCTCTTTAAAGGTTCGGGGCCAAATCGAACGATAACCGAATGCTGGCGGGTTACCAGTTAAAAAACCTAATCGGGAGTGAAGATAAATGGATTTGAAAGAGTTGTTGGGTGAAGAATTGTTTGGTCAGGTAAATGAGAAGCTTGGTGAACATAAAGTGGCCATCGTATCAGATGGGAATTGGTTCCCCAAAGCTAAGTTTGACGAGGTGAATGAGGCTAAGAAACAAGCCGAATCAGCCCTATCAGAGCGTGACAAGCAATTGACCGATCTAAGGAAGTCTGCAGAAGGAAATGAAGAACTTCAAGCAACCATCAAGAAGCTTCAGGACGACAACAAAGCAGCTACAGAGAAGTATGAGAATGACATGAAGGATCTGCGAACAAGCACGGCCTTGAAACTGGCTATTGCCAATGACACTCATGACCCTGATTTGTTGTTGAACCTTCTGGACAAATCAAAAATTGAACTTGGCGAGGATGGAACCATTAAATCCGGACTTGATGAGCAATTGAAGGACCTGCGAGAGAATAAGGCTTTTTTGTTTAAGGAGCAACCAAAAGGACCTCAATTCAAGGGTGTTGTCCCTCGTGATGGCACATATGGTGCTGAAGGTCCGACACCAGAACAAGCACAGTATCAATCACGCTTGGATGAAGCAAGAAAAACCAATAACCAAGTACAAGCAATTTCAATCAAAAGAGAAGCCGCACAAGCCGGTATTCAATTAAATTAGGGAGATGATTTTAAATGACTCAAGTAGCAGGATTAGGAACAACATGGAACCTTCCAAACTATGCAGGTGAACTTTTTACAGCGGATGCAACTCAAACGCCGTTTCTTTCCATGATTGGCGGTCTTACAGGTGGACGGCAAACGGAGAACTTCCAGTTCCCAACATCGGTATTGTACGACTTTCCAGCTCCATCTCAACCAGCAATCTCGGAACAAGCTTCGGTAACAGCTCCTGCAGCTTCGGAAATTGCCCGATCTCAGGAAACGAATGTAACGCAAATCTTCCAGGAAACAGTAGAGCTTACGTATTCCAAAGAATCCAACCGTGGACGTATGTCGGGCCTTAACACTGCTGGACAACAAGCGAATCCACAAGATGAGTGGGCTTGGCAGATTCAACAGAAATTGATCAAAATTGCCCGAGATATTGAGTACACTTTCTTGCAAGGTCAATATCAAGTAGCAACAGACGCAGCAACAGCTAACAAAACTCGCGGAATGCTGGAATTGATCACTGGAAACGTAGTAGACAATACTGCCTCTCCTACTGCGCTCACAAAGTCTATGATTGACACTCTCTTGAAGGAAATGGCCGACAACGGTGCTTACTTCAATAACATGGTTATCTTTGTTAACAGCGGACTTAAACAAGCTCTGACAGGCATTTACGGCGGTCTCCATGGGTTCAGTTTGCCAAACACTCGTAACGTAGGTGGTCTGAACATTCAAGAGATTGAAACTGATTTCTGTAAAGCTGGTATCGTATGGGATCGCTTTATGCCGCAGGATACACTGTTGATTTCAGATATGTCCTATGTCGCTCCTGTATTCCAGCCGGTACCAGGCAAAGGTAACTTCTTTGAAGAAATGCTGGCTAAAACAGGTGCATCTGATAAAGCACAAATCTACGGTCAAATCGGTCTTGCTCATGGTCCTGAGTTCTTGCACGGTAAAATTACAGGCCTGACTGTATAAGGAGGTTTAATCATGGCTAAATACACTTATAAAGGCCAAGGGATTATCTGGGATGCAGACGAAAACAAGCCGCTTGCTACCTTTGGTAAGGATAAAACCTTTGTCACAGAGGATGGTAAAGTAGCAGGTAAGCTTAAAAAACTTGGATATGAGCCGATCGAAGTCATTAAGGATAAAAAAGACGACGACAAAAACGGTCAAGACAATGGCGGTCAGGGCAATGCCGATAATTCCTAATGCTGCTGAGGTCCTCCAAATCGTAAAGCTTCGGCTTGGATTCAAAGATGAAACGAATGATGCTCTAATTGACTCCTATATAACGGAGATCGGTTGGCGCATCATGCATTACTGCAACATTAACGAAATACCCTTTGATTTAACGCGTGTATGGGCATCTATGGTGATGGATGCCCTTCGCGTTGAACAATCGACAATTCCGGAGATTGAAGATAGTATTCCGGACGGACTTAATACAAAAATCGGCGATACTTCAGTATCTTCAGCCTCGAGCAGCGGAGAAGTAACCCCACTCAACAAGGCTGTGATTGAATCGATTGTACTCAATTACAAGGCTGATCTTATTCGGTACCGGAGGGTGAGGTGGTAACCCGTGTCTAGGCGACATAGGAGGGCCATAGAGAGGTTTTACACTGATGTGGTGACTATCTACCGATATGAAAAGGTTAAGGATCCTGTGACAAAAGAAACTAAGCTTGTACCTGTTCCTTTTGTCACGGATCAACCATGCCGAATATCTCAAAAGGCACTAGGTCAGAACGGTCAAACGGAAGCGCAAAACGATATTGTATATGAAACCAAGTTGTTTATTGCTCCTGAAGTCGAGATCGAGCAAGGTGACATGTTAGAAGTCACCAGGGGCGAAGTTACACGGAAATACACCGCTGGCGAACCTTTCCCATATTCGACACATCAAGAAATCAGTATCCAGCGTAAGGAGTGGGCGTGATGCAGGGCTTGCTTGAAAGTCGCTCTGTCGGCGATGAGATAACCATATCGATCCACTTTGCGAACGGTGATAATTTCGAGCAATCTTTGCCTATCGACTTCGCAGATGACGTACAGGAATTTATTAATTGGTTCAGAAATCCGAAACGGGATAAAGTATATACCTTTTATTCCGTGATAGACCATCGATCCCATCTGTTCCAATATAAACAAATAATTGCTGTAGTGATCGATGGATATATTGAACCAGAAGGCAGACAATCAAGATGGTATGAACGGATCATAGACCGGATCCGGTTGAGGTGGTTGTAATGCCTAAATGGGGGAAAGTTGATTTTTCAGATCTCGAGAATTTAGCAAAAACATTCAAAAAAGCCTTAGATGAACGGGTCGTTGACCGGTTTATTGAGGACTTTTTGCTAGAAATGGCTTATCGCGCTAACCGGAAGATTAAAAAGCGTACACCAGTAGGAGTTGATACTGAATCACCGGGTAACCTTAGACGTAATTGGAAGGTAACGAAGATCGTAAAAAGAGGTAGATCCTTTGAGGTCGATAACTATAACGATACAAGTTATGCCATTTACGTTGAATATGGTCATCGAACCGGTAAAGACTTAACTAAATGGGTAGAAGGTCAGTTCATGATGACAATCAGCATGCAGGAAATCGAAAGAGAACTTCCAAAGTACTTGGAACGCCGAATGAGTGAGCTGCTAGATAACATCATGAACGGGCGACTCCCAAGGAGGTAATGCGATGCAGCAAGTCACATATAACGATGTTCGGTATGCTGTTCATGCTGCTTTGGACACCGCCTTTCCGGATATCACGATAATGGGTGAAGAAATTAAGCAGGGGTTGAATCCACCCTGTTTTTTTGTGCGCTTTTTAGAGCCTGAACACACCCAGGAGCTAGGTCGAAGGTATATGCGGTATCATCCCATGGTAGTCCGTTATTATGCAGCAGAGAGAAGTAATGAAGATATGTACAGTATGGCTGAAAAGCTTACTAGTACATTGGATTGGATCACTGTAGGCGGTGGTTTAGTTCGTGGTATCGGGATGCGATTTGAAATCGTGGATGAGGTATTGCATTTCTTTGTAGAATATAACTTCCACGTTTGGGAAGATGCGCCTGATGTACCGAAAATGAAAGAACTTGATGTACAGGAGGGATTAAATTGACAAGCAAAAATAAACAAGAAACAGAAATGGAACAATCGAAATTCTCTGTTGCTCAGTTTTTATCCTCTAAACAATTCACAGGTGTGGATAAAGATATTATTTCTGTTGTTCTTGATGATAAAAAAACATACAGCATTGATGAAGTTAAAAAGGCAATTGACTCATTTAAAAACAAGGGAGTGAAGTAGAAATGGCAGGAGGTACTTGGACTTCCCAAAATAAAGTTAGACCAGGAACATATATAAATATTAAATCAGCGCCTACCACTGTTAGTATTCTTGGTGAGCGTGGCACTGTAGCTTTCCCGGCTCCTTTGCCTTGGGGGAATCCCGGGGTTATTACTTTAGAAGCAGCTTCCTTTTTGGAAGACTCACTTAAACTCATTGGATTTTATCCTAATGATCCTAGAATCCGTCATGTTACGTCTGCAATGTCTCATGCAAGTAAGGTTCTTATCTACCGCCTCGGTGCTAATGGAGCAACGAAAGCAACGGCTACTATTGGCGGTCTGACTGCAACGGCTACGTATGGCGGTACACGCGGTAATGATCTGCAGATTGTAATCCAAGCTGATATTGACGATCCTGGACAATACACAGTCAGAACCCTTTTGGATGGCGAGGAAGTAGATTCACAGAGCGTCCTTACTGCTGATCAACTTGTTTCTAATGACTTTGTTGTCTTTTCCGGTACAGGTACACTGACGGAAACAGCAGGTACACCACTCGCAAACGGCACAGAGGGTACAGGCGGCAACGGAGATATTACGAATGCATTGAGTGCCTTGGAATCAGAAGATTTCAACGTGCTTGGTATTCCATCAGATGATGATTCGATCAAACAACTTGTTGTAGCCTACACCAAACGGCTTAGAGAGGACGAGGGCAAGAAGTTCACAACCGTCCTATATGATTACCCTCTAGCGGACTATGAGGGCGTGATCAGCCTTAAAAACAGTGTGGTGACCTCTGATGGATTGACCGTAGATCCGATTTATCTTCTGTGGGAGATCGCAGCTATGGAGGCAGCGGCGAATGTGAATGAATCCCTAACATATGTCACGATCCCAAATGCCGTTGATGTCTTCCCTAAATATACAAACAGCGAAGTAATCAAAGCGCTGCAAAATGGCGAATTGGTGCTGACTCCATTCAATGGTCGTGTACGAATTGAACAGGATATTAACACGCTGACTACTCACACCGTAGATAAGAGCAAAGCATTCAGCAAGAACCGTGTTATCCGGGTCCTGGATGCCATTGCTAATGATCTGCAGGATACCTTTGACTCTAATTACATCGGAAAAGTAAATAACGATGCTGATGGTCGAAACCTTCTGAAAGCAGAAGTCATTTCCTATCTGGATACGCTTCAAGGTCTCGGAGCCATTCAAAACTTCGATTCCCAGAATGACATTGAAGTTTTGCCTGGGAATGACGTGGAGTCAGTGTTGATTAACTTGTCAGTGCAGCCGGTTGACAGCATCGAAAAAATCTATATGACCGTAACGGTACGATAGGAGGGTTTGGAATATGTCGTTCTTTAACGTTAAAGATGCGGTTAGTGGTAAACAGGCCAAGGCGTTTGTCACCCTAGATGGACGTGTACAGGAATTGTTTTACGCAAAAAGCTTGGAAGCAACTGCAGAAAAAAATAAGGTAGATGTACCGACTCTTGGACGGACAAACACACCTCAGAGAGCAGCCGGTTGGTCGGGATCCGGTACGCTCACGGTGTACTATGTATCTACGCTATTCCGTCAATTGATGCAGGATTACATCGAGAATGGTAAAGACTTTTGGTTTGATCTCCAAGTGGTGAACGAACAGCCGGGAAGTGCTACAGGTAAACAAACCGTAGTATTGAAAAATTGCAATATCGATAGTGTTATTACAGCACAGTTCGATGCGACTTCTGACGATATGCTTGAAGAGGAAATCCCGTTCACATATGAAGGTTACAAGGTGCTTGACCAATTTAATCAAATTCAACCTACAAACTAAGGAGGATTTATAAATATGAATGGATTGAGTGCATTTTTCGCAGAGAACGTTAACCTAGAGGTTACTGAGCAGTTTGTTGTTTCTGGAAGGTTTAAAGACGAAGATGGGAAACCGATCGAATGGACATTGCGTTGCATGACAGAGGAAGAAAACCAGGAATGTAGAAAAGCAGCAACAGTTAAGGTAAAGGGTAAGGGTGGGGTCTACACGCAAGATATTGACCCTAACGAATATATGTCTAAATTAATTGTTGAAAGTGTTGCTTATCCCGATCTTAAGAATGGTGATTTGCAAAAGTCTTACGGCGTAATGGGCGCAGAGTCGCTATTGAAAAAAATGTTACTTCCTGGTGAGTTCGCAGCTCTTGGAGAAAGAGTTCAGGCGATTAACGGATTTGATAGAGACATCAACGAATTGGTTGATGACGTAAAAAACTAATAAATGAAGGGGATAGTGAGGCAAATATCGCTTACTATTCCCTTCATGAACTTAACATCATGCCGTGGGAATTTGCGGCGCTTGATAGAAAAAAGAAAGCTTCCTTGATAGCAATGATTTCAGTGAAGATAGAAAAAGAGCGGCGTGATCAAGCGAAGTTAAAGAGAAAATAATAATTAGGTCTTCACTTTATAATGGATCTCCGGTTATGATAATGGAAATAACAGACACCGGAGGGTTTTAATTATGGCTAAAGCTATCGTTAATGTGATTGACGGTTTGCCTGTTGACGAAAAAGCTGAAATACATCTTGAGTTCGATCAGGATTTTTTTATTGTTGAGGAAATCGGTCGTAAAGGATTTAAGTCTCATGTGATAAATGAATATAAAATTCCTCTAAACAATATCATGGATACGACACTAACCACTCAAAAAGAGTTGATCGAAAGGCAAAAGAGTGTCATCGGTCGGGGTGTTGTAGGAGGTTTCTTGTTTGGGCCTGCAGGGTTAATCCTTGGAGGAATGTCAGGTATAGGAAGTAAGCAGAAGACTAAGCACAATGACATTTATGTAATATCATTTGCTGGATCGGATGGCACACTTAAGAACCTCACTTTCGGCATGCCGGGTCCAATGCGAAGTGTAACAAATGGATTCGATAAAAAACTAAAGAAACAACTGAGTGGTGTTCAAAAGAGTGATGCAGTCAAGGCGCTCTTAGATATCGATTCAGGAACTACGACAACAATCCTTTAGAAAAATACGTAACGTCCTCTAATTGAGGGCGTTTTTTTATTTATCTTTATGGAAAGGAGGTTATCAATGACAACTGTATCTGGTACTTTAAAGATGTTTGATGCGATGAGCGGCCCACTTAAAAACATTACAAGTTCAATGAATTTGATGATTTCAAGCATGCAAAAAATGCAGAATGAAACAAATCGCAATGTTAAAATTGATCAGTCTTTAAAAGCAGCGAAACAGCAAATCGCTGCTGCTGAGGCTGATATAAAGAAACAGATAGATGAAGCAGCAAAGGCGCAAGAAAGATTTTCGAAAAGTACAAAAGGATCAGGCGAACAAGCCAATCAACTTTTACAAACTGTTAAAGGGATAGCCGCAACGTACTTAACCCTATCTGGAATAAAACAGCTCGGTTCCTCAACTATTGGCGCTGGTATGGAACAACAAGCACAAATCGATACCTTTGCAGCCCGAACTGGAAACGAAGCTCAAGGGCGCGATATTTTCAACACAATCAGCAAGGACTCTTTAAAGTATGGTCAAGATGTACAGAGTTCATTGTTAGGAGCGCAATCATTCCTTTCGAATACGATGGATCCATCCAAATTAAAAGAGTTGAATACTCTTGCTATGAGGCTTTCGAAACTCAATCCAACAGAAGGTATGGAGGGAGCTGCGTTCTCACTAAAAGAATTGATGTCAGGTGATTACACTTCGATAGCTGAGAGATTTAATATCAGCAGAAATATGCTTAAAGATAGTGAGGCGCGTGCTGCTGGTTTGAAGGGTGATGTCGAAGGATTTATTAAGGGCATGGATAAACTGCTCAATCAACAAAACATGACGCAAGAAGCGTTTGAAAAGATGCTGGATTCACCTTCTGCTAGATGGAGCAAAATATTAAATACATTCAAATTCAACCTGGCATCTGCTGGACGTGGTGCGTTATCGGCTATTGATCCACTCTTAAAAACCATTAACAAAGCTATCGATAAAGGGTCGTTTAATGGATTTTTCAAAGCGTTACAGACTGGCTTAAGGATAGTATCCGAAATATTAGGGGCAGTTGTGAATTCCTTAATGTGGCTGTTTAATGTAGTCAAGCAGAATGCGCCTTTTATAATTGGTGTGTTAACCACAATTGGCACGGTGTTGCTTGTACAAATGATTGCAAGGTTGTGGGCAATGATACCTGCTTTATGGGCTGCAATACCGCCATTATACGCACAAGCTGCCGCATGGCTTGCTATCAATTGGCCCATTTTGCTAGTGGCTGCTGCAATAGGGATTATTGTTGCTGTACTTCTATACTTCGGGGTGACAGCCGAACAAGTTGTTGGGGCTGTTGTCGGATTTTTTTACGGTTTATATGCAAGCTTAATGAACATAATTGCACTGATCTGGAACTTGTTCGCTACTTTTGCTGAGTTCTTAGTAAACCTATTTATAGATCCAGTGTTCGCTATTAAAAACTTGTTTTATGACCTTGGTCAGACTTTTGGTGAATATATGGTAAACATGGTCAGATCGGCAGAAGATTTTGCTGGTGGGTTTACAAAGACTATTCTCAGTGCGGTTAATAAGGCGCTGGACGGAATCAACTGGTTCATCAATAAAGCGAATGAAATATTCGGAACAGATTTCAAAACAGCAGGTCACTTTGACACAAGCAATCCGCATGCAATAAGTGACAAGATGAAAAGTTACTTTGATAGCATAGAGGCGCCCACAAGTGATAAAGCAGTAGTTAGTATCGATCGTATGGGGCAAAAAAATGTTCACGATTATTACCAAAAAGGGAATGTTGCAGGTTCAAATGCAGTTGGTAATTTAAAAAAATCGCTAAGTGGAGTAAATGATTTAATGAATGCCAGTAAGGAGCCCTATAATCTAGGGAATTCCAAAGGTCTTGGAGATATTGATAAGATCGGGAAGGTTGGTCAAGTAGACAAGATTAAAGACAAAGTTGATATTTCTTCTGAAGATTTGAAAACCATGCGTGAACTTGCTGAAATGAAGAGTGTGCAAAACTTCATATCTTTAACACCGACCGTAAGTGTACAGACCGGAGACATTAACAACGGTTATGATGTGGACACCATTGTATCAAGAATCACGGATAATCTTGAAAACCAAATCGCTTCATCTGCAAAGGGGGTTTATGGGGTATGAGTGAACTCAAAGTGACAATATCAATTGACGCAAGCGAAGCGATTGAAGCCATTCGCAAAGTAACCCAAGAGCTTGAAAAGATTAACAAATCAGTTTTAGAAATATCAACTGTTATTAATGTAAAGCCTGACATTCAATTTGATATTGATGCTGTTTCTGAACGTATATCGAAGATGTTGATAAATAGAACGAGTTTTTCAAGACAACCTTGACACGGTGGTCTTTTTAATTTAGAACTTCTTCATCGCTTTGCTGAGACGATCTGTAGCTTTGTTGAATTCTTCTAAAGATTTATCAACATCTTCCAATGTTTCTTTTGTTGTTTCATCGTGATTAAGTTCAATGTTAACATTGCAACTTGGACAAATTACGATTGATCTTTCCTGAGTAGCTATTGAAAATGGTATTTCAAATAAGTGATCGCATGATGGGCAATTAAAATCAATGCTTTGATCACCGAAAAAGTCATCTAGTGTTAAGTCTTTCAATTATTAATACCCCATTCTCCACCGTGTCATATTACAAAATACTACAAACACAGTGATATTCCTTCAGAAAGGAGGAAAGTCTTTGGGAGAATATGAAATCTGGCTATCATTTAACAACCAAGCGGAAGGTTTCCAGATCCCCATTAACCCTGAATCTATAGAAGTGAGTGACGGGAACAAAGGCGATACCTATGACATCGTATCTTCCGGAGAGATCAACGTAATTAAAATCCGAAGCTTATCAGAATACAGTTTCGAAGGGATCTTCCCAGGGCAGAAATATCCGTTTCTAGCAGCTTCTGTTTTGCTTGACCCTAAAATGTATGTAGAATACATCCTGAAGTGGATGGAAACCAAAAGGCCGATCCGGTTTGTATACACCAGCCCAACCTTTGAGATAAACACACCGGCAAGCATTGAATCTTTTGTATGGTCTGAGGTTGCCGGTTCTCCTGGTGATATCCAATATTCCATAGGGCTTAAAAAGTACGTCTTCTATTCAGCTCAGAAGGTGAAGATTACACAGAAAGCCGGTAAAACAACAGCCACAAAATCTAAGGGGAAAAGGGCCAATGATAAGCAACCACCAAAAACGTACAAGGTTGCTTCTGGGGATAGCCTTTGGAAAATTGCTAAGAAGACATTGGGAAATGGGGATCGCTGGCCTGAAATCCAAAAGCTCAATAACCTAAAGGATTCCGATCTCAAGAAAATGCAGGTGGGTAAGGTATTAAAAATCCCTCAAGGTGGTAAGTCCAATGCTTGAAATCATATTGGATAATCGAAACGGTGATATTTGGGATCTATCCAAAATAACAACTCAAATAAGCTGGAGGACGGAACGAATCGGTAAGGCTGGCAGTATCGACTTAACCTTTATCAAAGGTGGGATATACGAGGATG